CACTGCTGCAGTACCCAGGAGATGAACTCCTTACGAGACTAAGTCGTCTCGAACCCAACGAAGGCGGTAACGTGCCTTCACACTCAGGACTTCTCCGGGGACCCAAACGATGTCGGGTCTTGGTTTTTCATGAAACCACTGGATAAGCCGTGAGTGCCCGTCGGTTTGTGATTTCCTTACCTCGCTTTCGACGACGAGGATACGGATCTCATGACGGTGGAGTGACTTATTCCACCGTCTCTTGAGCAGCTTTTGACGGCCGCCCGAGACTATACCGAATACGGTAGAACTGATACCCTTATAACAGATATCGGACTTTCTGAAAACCTGTTTGTGTTTAGCAAACCGGTTCCTTTTAGTCCACCTGTCTGGGATAGTATCTAGCAGATGCCGCGATGCGTTAATAAACCCTTTTGCGAATAGGTTGTTGGCGCACTCAACGGTAGATACCAGAGTATCAGGATCGTCGCTATTGAAAACTGTCAGCACGTTAGCGGGTGTTACATCGCATCCGTGGAACGCATCCATACCGCAAGACTCGCGGAAATATCCTTTCGCAAAGGACTTTCCACGATTAACCTTGAGTTGGAGGCATTCAAGAACCTGGCAGATAGCGTCGAAATAGCGTGTTGGGACTATCATATCGTCACCGAACACGCGGACCTCCTTTGCTAGAACAGAAAGTCTAGTCTCCTCAGTAAAGGCGCTAATAACGCCCATACATATTAAAGAGTAGATGATTGACTGAACAGGAAAGGTAAAGGCGGCGCCTTGTGCAGCGAATTTCTTTAACTGCACGATCTTACCGTCCGGATAAATCGATTCCGGGGTCCTGGCTGCGTTAAGTAGCTCTAAGAAGGAGAACTTCCTTCGAAAAGCACACTCAACGAGGGCACAGGATAAACGGTCAGATGCTGAAGAGAGATCTATAGTCGAAAGTTCTCTAGTCAGCGAGGCACCTAGAACCAAGTCTCTAGAGGGTTGCTGCGACCTAAAATCAATGCAGTGACGCAAAGGAGATCTCTTAACATTCTCACGGAGAACATTAAGGAGTCCTTGTTGTATGAACTGACTCGCAATCGGCTCCGAGGCGATTAACCTCGGTCCTCTATAGTCCTTAGGGACTCCTATCAACTTGCAGGGGGGAGTATGGTCAACCGGAGGAAGACCTTCCCAGATCTGGTGAGATGCCAGACCCCATAAATCGAAAGGAAACTTTAATTCGAGCCTGTAGCCCCAGGAGGGGAACTCAAATTTGGAACTTGAGTACTCCTCGGAGACGGCCCCTGGTCCGTGCTTTGGCGTAAACCACTCCTCTCTAAACTGAATGTGACGGGCGAACCCGTCAAATACTGATTGGACCCGACCAAGCGCTCCGAGGAGGCTGATTGGATCTGATTCAGTGTCAGTTGAGTAGAGGCATTCATCTGCATTACGGAGCTTGAGACCCAGGTCGACAACAGAGGGAAAACCACTGCTGCAACTAAGGTCATTAGAGCCCCAAGTAAGACAAGGTGAATGGAGCTGGTCTTCGATATTTGCAAATTCAAGGTATTTCTCCTTAACAGCGTCTATCGGAGCATCAATACGATACTTTTTGGCGAACCTAAAAGCTTGCCTTAAGCATCGTAGAGATTCAGCACATGGCTCACAAAGAATTCCTCCATCTTCTGCAAAAATCTTTGCAAACAAAGGCCCAAATATGGTCGGCTTTCCCCTCTTTACGAAGGGCAATCCAAGCATAGGACCAGTGTTGCCGCTCTCTAGTGAGGCTTCCAACCCACTACAAAGCGAAGGGAGGTCCAGCATGAAAACTGAGACCCCCCTAGATCTTGCAGACAAGGCGACCTTTTCAAAGTCGCGATGAAGCAATCCGTTTTCTAATCCAAGGATCTCTTCGATGTCTATAATCAGACCACCAAAGATTTCGATGAGATGAGAAGTAATTGTTGCAGTATCCATGGTTTAGTCTTTCTTAGGCTAAGCCAACACTTGCGTGTTCGCATGTGAGTGGAAGGTGCAGGCCCGATAGATGTTATGCCGTTAGCTCTCGAAGTTGTTAAGCTTGAGAGCGTTAGCGGCAGTACCCAACGTACCTACCGCAATGAAAACATCGTCCGCGAGGGTGATGTCGTCGTTGTTATAGCGCGTCAAGGTGATCGACGCGTCCCGAACGAATTCGGGAGTAGTGGGTGTCCCGAAGACAGTATGTCGAAGAGAAATGTTGTGACGCCAACGGCGCCGCCCATCCTTCTCGACCTTCTGTTCTTGGGAACGAATGAACATCTGGAAAGACTGAGTTGCCTCGACGAGGCGGTACTCAGAACCTCCACGAGCTGAGTCGATTCGAACTAGGTTCTTTGTCGAGCCAGCAATCGTAACGGGCATTGGATCTGCAAAAGCCATAAACGGCCTCCTTGGTTAAAAAGAACGAGAATTAGCAAGCCTAGTTACCTTTAAGCTAGCCAATGTCGCCAGGTGGGATGCGGAGAAAATGTTATACCCCGCATCCTGTCGTACGAAGGATGGAGAGAAATGCGATCGACTCTTGGTCTCTCGCGTAACGTATCCGTTCACGTATGTAATCCCCTGAGAGACAGTGATTACGGTACGATCCTCCCTAGTGAAGTTGCGGTTCATGATCATAGCAGATCTAAACGTGCACCCTTGACGGTTGCCGTGTAACTGTATGAGTGAACCGACGTTAAAGAACCAGTCACTAAGCCAGGTCCAGGGTAGCGCATTCCATATTGAAATTGGAAGATTGCTACCTGAAAACCCGAGCATCGCGGCTAAATCTTTAGCTTCAGTAGGATTAAGGTCTCTCGGAAACCGCCTTGTGTCCACACTGTAAATCGCCGAAAACCACCTCTGTCTGGTCGTTGATCTTGTTAACGTACCACGAGATGTGTAGCCGAACGATTGAAACGACACGTTAGTAGTCGTTTGCGTTTCAGTAATGGAACCAAGGTCACCCGAAACCCGTAGACTCGCATTCCTTATGCGCTTGAACTGCTTAGCCCTACGTTGAACGTATTGGTTGAGCTTTGCAATATCAGCAAGGTCTGCGAATAGGGGTGCCCAGCCGAAATGGTAATTCAGCCAGTCTTGACCTAACCTGCGCTTCGAATAATATTTGCGTAGTGCGCGGTGGGATACTCTCCAACCGTTAGCTAGCCAATATCGATGAAGCGCTTGTGCCCGTGTAGCCAAATGTCTAAGGCCAGCGGGAACATCTTTCATCTCATACAGAAAGTTGGGTATCGATACAGCCGGTTCTCCCGGATGCATCGACGCAATAGTCTGCGTGGGGTCGCGAAAACGCCCCGATGAGATGACGATGTGGTCGAGTGATGGGTTGTAGCTAGAGGCATGATTTGCTAGGATAACCCTTGAGGTTTCTCCACTGTAAACAACAGGTCTGCGGATCGTACGATCGAGCTTAAATGGGTTCTCACCCATATAGTTCCCGATGACATCCTCGCAGGTAACCTGTTCTAACAGAATAGCTGATTCACTCCACGTGTTTAGCGTTTTGTGAAACATCGTGCCACGCTCATAATCACCGATTTTTGAGCGGTATCTAGCTGTTCCCATGGTTTGCTTCCTTCATTGTGAGGTAAAGACACCTTTTTGTTAAAGGTTGCCAGCCCCCCCCCGTGAGGGAACATCTTTTTATATTTACTAGTAGTTTATATGCTATTTTAACATAACATCTTGTGTTAGCAAATATGGTTGATTGTCAGCATGGATTCTAGCTTAG